TGGGTAATGGGTCGTCGAGTATCGGCGGCAGTAATTACGGGAGCGGTTGCAGCAGCTATGGCTACCCATTACGCAACGCAAATGCCTAATGAAGCCGATATTGTCGTCGCGTAGATTTACAATGGTCTCTAATAATGGGCGCAATTCGAGATTTCTTCTTTCCGGCTTCTGCGCCGGCTAAAACTTCTGATGTTGAAGCTGCTTTAACACCTATTCAGATTCAAGATCAGGTTTACGCAGTATTACAAGGTTCAACAACTGCTACTCGCAAACTTGCTATGAGTGTTCCTGCTGTTGCTCGCGCTCGTAATATAATTTGCGGAACAATCGGCTCACTCCCACTTGAGCAATATAATAAACTTACCGGCGCTCACGTCGAAGCACCTCGAGTTATTCATCAACCCGACCCTAGAGTGCCGGGTTCTCTTATTTATACTTGGCTAGCAGAAGACATCTGGTTCTATGGCGTTGGCTATGGACAAGTTTTAGATATGTATTCTGTAACTGATGGTGGAAAAGTTAGAAGCTGGACTCGCGTTGCTCCAGAGCGCGTAACTGTTAGCACAAATGCAGACAGCACCGAAATTACCGGTTATGCTGTTGATGGTATTCCAGTTCCTCTTAATGGGCCGGGTTCAATTGTTAGATTTGATGGATTCGATGAAGGATTATTACACCGCGCTGGCAAAACAATTAACGCAGCAGTTTACTTAGAAAACGCAGCAGTTAATTACGCTAAAGAGCCAGTTCCTTCAATGATTCTAAAATCAAACGGAACTAATTTACCTTCGGAGCGTATCGCTTCATTATTAGCAGCCTGGAGAACAGCTCGACAGACTCGCTCAACTGCTTTCCTAAATGCTGACGTAGATCTAAAGGAATTCGGCTTTGACCCAAAGTCATTACAATTAGCCGAAGCTCGTCAATATGTAGCTCTCGAACTTGCTAGAGCTTGCGGAATACCTGCATACTTCCTAAGCGCTGAAACGACCTCAATGACTTACTCAAATTCTATTTCAGAGCGTCGCTCACTTGTAGATTTCTCTATGCGCCCACTATTAAACGCAATAGAGAAGCGGCTATCTATGCCGGACTTCGTAGCGCAAACTACGGACGTCAGATTCGACCTAGACGACTTCCTACGCGGTAATCCGCTAGAACGCGCTCAGGTTTATCAAATCCTAAACTCAATCGGCGCTATGAGCGTTGAGCAGATTCAAGAGGAAGAAGACTTAATCCGATGAAGGTTAATTTCCCAATTCAGATAACCGCAGCTGATTCAGCAGAGCGCACAATTAGCGGAAAGATTGTAACTTGGAACGAACAGGGTAACACCTCTCTCGGGCCAACAATCTTCGCGGAAAACTCAATAGACATCAAGCCCGTTAAGTTATTACTTGAGCACGACCGCACTCGTCCAATTGGCAAGATGCTAAGTCACGAAGTAACCGATTCTGGCATTACTGCAACTTTTAAACTTGCTAAGACCTTCTCCGCCGATGACGCTTTAGAAGAAGCTGCAACAGGCCTACGCGATGGTTTCTCTGTTGGCGCGATGATTGATGAATGGTCGAATGATAAAGGCGTTATGAAAATCCTCAAGGCTCGACTCGATGAAGTTTCTCTAGTAACTGATCCTGCAATTGATTCGGCTCGCGTTAGTGAAGTAGCCGCATCCGAAAACGAAACACCTGAAGATTCTGCTCCGGCAACCGCCGAAGTGGACAAACCAACCGAAGGAGAACAAGTGTCTGACACTACCGTTCCTGCTCCTGCCGAAGAAACGGTAGAAGCAGCTAAGGTGGAGACCGTATCGGCATCACGCCCAGCGTTCTACACCGCTCCTCGAATCGAACTCTCAAAAGAGAAGTATCTCGAGGCATCCGTTCGCGCTAAGGTTCTTGGCGACGAAGCATCAATCCAATATCTCCGCGCTGCGGCAGATACAACTGACAATGCTGGACTTGTTCCAACTCGTCAGCTCACCGAAGTAATCAATCCCATTGCAAACGCAGATCGTCCATCAATTGACGCGATTTCTCGCGGCGCTTTGCCAGATGCAGGATTGACTTTCGAGATTCCTAAGCTAACTCAAGCTCCAACTGTTGCAGAAACCGCTGAAGCTGGAACTCCATCAGATACAGACCTAAATAGCTCTTATCTATCAGTTTCAGTAAAGAAGTATGCAGGACAACAGACTTTCTCTGTTGAACTTCTAGATCGTTCAAGCCCAGCGTTCTTTGCTGAACTTGTCCGTCAGATGGAGTTTGCTTACGCAAAGGCAACAAACGCAGCAGTAAGCGCAGCCATTGTAACTGGCGCAACTGATGGCGGAAACCGCACACTTTCAGCAGCAAACCTACAAGACTTCATCGCAGACGCAGCAGTATCCGTCTACAAAGGAACTCTTGGCTTTGCTCAAAACCTAATCGTTTCTCCTGAACAATGGGGCGCGATTATGGGTCTAGTAGATGGTTCAAACCGTCCACTATTCACCGCAATCAACCCACAGAACGCGCAAGGCGCATTAGCTCCGGGTGCAGTTCGCGGAAACGTTGCAGGTCTAGCTCTTTATGTAGATCGTTCACTAACAACCGGCTCAGGTCTTGGCGATGGCACAATGCTCGTCGTAAATCCAGAGTCTTACACTTGGTATGAATCCTCAAGATTCCGCCTAGAGACAAACGTAATCGCATCCGGTCAGGTAAATGTTGCCTACTACGGATACGGCGCAATTGCTACAAAGGTTGCTGCTGGCGCTTACAAGTGGATGGTTGCTTAATAGCAATTAAAGTAGTGACGGCCAGTCCGCTCCCGAGCTGGCCTTCACCTAAAGAATGAAAGGAACGAGATGCCAACAATAGTTACAGCTTCAGAGTTGAGGACTGTTCTTGGTGTCTCGTCTTCCTTATACTCGGACGCATATCTCAACGATATTATTGACGCCAGCGAAAACATTATCCTTCCAATGCTGGTTACTTACTCGACAAGAGTGGAAAAAGTAAAATTAGAAAATAATGTCGCTTATTACTTTACCTCTAACATTCACGAATTTAGCGAGGGGCAATCTGTTATCGTCACAGGTTGCGGATCTCCATTTAACGCAACAGTCACAGTCACCAATGATTTAATTGAGCCTTATGTCTTCACAGCCGCAATCACTAACGCAGATATTCTTGAGAAAAATATTATCCCAGCCGGAACTGCGACGCTCTCTGGCGCATCTACCTATGTGGGGAATCCAAACGTCGAAAATGCAGTTATTGTCACCTCAACCGAAATCTTCCAATCCAGAACCGCCGCTGGCGGACAAATAGAGGGAGTGGACTTTACTGTCTCACCTTTCCGGTTAGGTCGCTCTCTCTTTAATCGTATTTCCGGAATCCTTGGGCCTTATTTAGATGTTGAAACAATGGTGGGCTAATGCCAGCCAGCACCATTCAAGATGATGTTAGAGGCGCAATAAAGACAGCTCTAGCAGCTGTTAGCGCTAATGTTTACGATCACGTTCCCGAAGCACCTCAAGTTCCGGCCGTCGTAATAGTTCCCGATTCGCCTTATATGGAATTAGAGACAATTGGCAAAGCTTCTATCCGCGTCAAACTAAATTACACAGTTACCGCCGCAGTTGCTTACCTATCAAATCCAGCCTCACTCGATAATTTAGAGAAACTGGTAATTAGTATTCTTAGCGCTCTTGGAGCGTCTAAGTATGAGTTATCGACAGTCTCGCAGCCGTCGGTTACTCAAGTCGGAGCAGTTAATTTACTTGTCTCCGATATAAGCTTGAGCGTCCGCTACGAGCAAACTTCTTAAGGAGAATAAATGCCAACGACAGTAATTACGGGTCGCGATGTGACATTTACGCTTGACTCTGCCACCTATGATGCTCAAGCGACATCAGCGACTCTTTCTTGTGAAACGATTATCGAAACCTATCAAACTCTCGATGGTCGCGCTTATAAGTCCGTAGACAAACAATGGACTTTTACAATCGAACTATTGCAGGACTGGGGCGCAACCTCATCCTTGTTCGAGGCTATGTGGTCTGATGCTGAAACAGCACCTAACACAACTCTCGCCGTATCATTTACAGCAGTAAGCGGCGCAGTATTTGCTTTCAACGTTCTACCAATCTTCCCAAGTGCTGGCGGTGCTGCTCCGGGAGCGCTAACAGATACTTGGACGATGACAGTCGTTGGAACTCCAACAGAAACATTTAGTTAAAATAGATCGGGGAATCGGGAGCTATGAAATTAAACTTAACAATTAAATATAATAACGGCGAAGTAGAAACCTACGTCGCAGGCCTTCCAGAGTGGGCTAAGTGGGAACGCAAAACTGGGAAATCTATTTATAAGATGACCGAGATAAGCGAATACCAACAAACGGACTTTCTGTTCTTGGCTCACTCAGCTTACGTCAGAGCCGCAGCCGGTAAGCCGGTTAAATCTTATGACGTTTGGGAACTCACAGTCGAAGAACTAATAATTGGAGACCCTGAAGACCCAAAAGCTACCCAGCCGGAAGCATAAGCAGACTCATAATTGAGTTAGCGGTTGCTACCGGGATTCCAATGAGTGAATGGGAAACTTGGGAAGACCTATTAACAGGAATCGAAGTATTAAAGGAGCAAAATGGCGGAGCAGGGTCTAAGCGCTTATAGTCAGCGCGAGCTTCGCCAACTCGCTAAGGCGTTTAGTCTTATGGGAGATGAGGCAACTGATGAGGCTAAACAAGTGGCAGGCCAGATGGCGGAATATGCTGCTAAAGAGATACGAAGCGCTGGCTACGAACGTCAAAAGGCAGCAGGCGCAGTTAGAAAAGTCGTTGATGGTGCAAAAGTATCCAAGTCGTCAAAGACCGGAAGAATTGACATCGGCTTTGCGTCTCAGCGTTTATCAGGTGGCGGCAATACACGCGCACTCTGGGCAGGTCTTGAGTTTGGATCTAATCGTCTTAAACAATTCCCAAGTTACTCCGGAAGATATGGTCGAGGCTCTCGAGGCTGGTTTATATATCCGACCCTTCGCAAGATTCAGCCTGAATTAACTAAACAATGGGAAGAAGTTGCAGACACAATCGTAAAGAAGTGGGCTAACTGATGGCAAGAGATTACAGAACGTTAAAGCTTGAAATCCTTGCTGAGACAAAGCAATTCGTAGATGATATGAAGAAGTCGGAGTCCCAAGTTGAGGGCTTCGGTGGAAAAATGGAAAAGTTTGGCAAAGTGGCTGCTGCTGCTTTTGCCGCTGCTGCTGCTGCAGCTGTTGCTTATGCTGGCAAACTTGCTATTGATGGCGTTAAAGCTGCTATTGCCGATGAAGCCGCGCAGACCAGATTAGCCAATGCTCTTAAGAATGTAACCGGAGCTACTAACGACCAGATAGCGGCAGTCGAAAAACAAATAAGCCAGATGTCGCTTTCCCTAGGAATAGCAGACGAACAATTACGTCCAGCCTTCCAAAGATTAGCAACTGCAACCGGAGACTTAAGTAAAGCTCAAGAAGGCTTGCAACTTGCTTTGGATATAAGCGCCTCAACTGGCAAATCAGTCGAGCAGGTTTCCGCCGCATTAAGTAAAGCCTATGAGGGTAACACCGGCGCACTTAGCCGCTTAGGAATTGGCTTATCAACTGCCGAGATAAAGAGTTTAGGTCTAGACGGCACAATGAAGCAGTTAGCGGATACCTTTGGCGGATCTGCAACGGCTCAAGCAAACACTTTAGAAGGTCAAATCCAAAGATTAAAGAATGGCTTTGATGAGGCTAAAGAATCGGTTGGTGCAGCTCTATTACCGGCTATTAGAGAATTCTTTGATTATGTAACTAATCGCTTAATTCCGATTCTTATTGAAGCAAAAGATAGAGCTTTAGAACCAATTAAAAAAGCCTTTGAGGATAATAAAGAAGCAATCCAAAGCTTATGGCAATTCACTAAAGATTATTTAGTTCCTCTCTTTGAGTTCACTTTAGTCCGCGCTATTGAAAACGTCGGCAAAGTTATTGGCTCAATTCTTAACATAATTGGCACAGTCGTAGAAGGTATTAAGTCGGTTGCTAGAACCGCAATTGATGCAATTAACGCTTTAATTAGCGCATATAACGCCATTCCATTCTTAGGCAACATAAACCAAGTTCAATTGCCATCATTCTTAACAACTGGTGGCGGCGTTGGTATGCAACGCGTTATTACTGGTGGTGGAACTGGCGGTGGTGGTAGCACTATTGGAACTGGCGGTGGGACTACTGGAACTGGTGGTGGGACTACTGGAACTTCTGGTGGCTCAACAAAAATTAGCACCGGCGTAACTGCGGCGGTAGATAAGTTTGCAGGAATTCCGCTTTATGACGCATTAAAGCAATTGGACACAATGTTGAAGCAAACTAATCGTCAATTTAACGCAGGTGAGATTAGCCCTTATGTTGCTCAACTTCGCCTAAATGAAGCTTTAGCAACCCGAGACGCTTTAATGGGTCAAGTTAATGTTTATGTTCAAGCCCCTAGCGCAATAGATCAAACAGGATTTACCCGAGCAGTAGTAGACGCTCTTAACAGCGTAGAACGACGACAAGGCGGCGGAGCTAGCCAGCTAGTTGGATTATGACACTCTGGAATCCTGAGTATCGCGTAAAGGTAAACGGCTACACAGTAACCAGCGCAACCCT